ATGGTGGATTTTTATGTGTTTGAGGGGGGAGGAAATATTTTTATGCGCTTTCATCAAAAAATATGTGATTTGATTGAAGACAGGGAGGATTTAACTTTAACAACTGTGGCTGAAAAAATTGATGTTCCACTACAATATATGTCGAAATTCAAAAAACAAGGAACAATTAGTTTTTGTAATTTACTTAAACTATCGCATGTTATGTCAGTAGATACAGCTGAATCAAAAAAAATGATGCATAACTGGTGTTTAGAATTAAATTCTACAGAACTAATTAAACAGAGTTTCGAATATGCCGCTATTATTAGAGATATCGAATTACTAAATGCCCTTATTAATAAGTATTCAAGTGAAGAAACATCTATAAGAGAATACGTAGGTGTATATAAAATTTTGTACGACTACATGAAAGATGCATTGCAAGGGAATGATATAGAGATAGAATTAGATAGATATGGAAAAATTCAAGATCCAGTTTTACGGGTTCTATCAGATATTATGAAATGTTACAATTATTATTTTGATAAAAATTTTGAACGTATGCTTACAATTGGTAATGAAATTGAGAATTCCATCTTGACTGTGAGCGAAAGTCGAAAATTGTTTATAAGGAATTGTTATATTCATCGAGTTGCAGAGTTATTTTGTACCGTTTGTTTGCAACTTAATGATTTAGAGGCTACTAGGCATTATGCATACATCATAATTAATGCGAATATTTGTAATAAAACAGTTGCTGATGCATATTATCGGCTAGGTATGTCTTATTTGACAGAGGATAAAAAAATGTGTTTAGAGTATCTTGAACGAAGTCATGAAGTTGCTCAAAAATCGGGGATATTTGAATTAGAACAAGAGACCAAGCATAATCTTATATTGGCAAAAATATACTATGAAGATAGGGTATTGAATTTTACAGAGATTGATCAAATAAAGAAGGCTTTCTATCAGAAAGACGATGATGATTTTGTTATCTTTTTTAAAGCTATTGCAAGTAAGGATTATGGGATTATGCATGAAGTTCTTGAACAATTTTTTGCCCAATCTAATTATTTTTTTGCTGGTTTAATTGCAAGAAAGTTATATAATGGTGGTGATAGTCATCCAACATTAAAATGGATTATGGGATACAAAAAAGAGAAAAGAGGGATCAATTTTGAAAAAAATTGTATTAGTAATTTGTGCAATGACATTCATATTACCAATAACGGACAAAGTGCTAGAAACAAAGAATTATCAATTGAATAAAATACAAAAGATGGAAGAAGGGTCGAAGCCTGGGGGCTGAAACTTAAAAAGACAACTTTTGCAGTTGTCTTTTTTTATTTTTCAGGTTTCTATTGTGCTATTTAGTAGCTAAAAATTTATTTTTAAAAGTTTTGCGAGTAAGCTATTTAACAAATTACAAGATGATAGAATGTATGTAGATAGAGATGAAACCAGGAGGAATGGAAATGACGAAAGAAGAGATTGTAGAATTATTTTTGAAAACAATAGATGAAACGCAGCCTGAATTAGTCGAGGAGTACATAGAACAAAGTTTTAAAATTTAAAAAATAGCCCGTCTCTAATATGAGGGGCTATTTTTTTTCGTTATTATGGTATTCTTCTAGTGTTTTGGTGATTGCGAGCATTTGTTGTAGGACAATGTCCTGTTTATCTTCAGGTAATGTATCTAATCGTTCCATAATTTCCTTAAACTTGTTGTGTTTTTTTATATCTAATTCGGTACTACGTCCTAGTATAAAATCCGTTGTTACTTCTAGTATTTCAGATAATTTTGCAATAGTATCTGGTGAAGGAAAACGTTCTTCGGACTCATAATAACCAATTACACGAGACGAAGCGCCTACCTTTTTTCCTAGCGTTTCTTGTGTCCAGTTACGTTGTTTTCTTAGTTTTTTTATTCTAGCACCTATACCTGTCATTTTCATCACCTCATAAGGTTGTTCACTTGAACAACCTGTTCTCTTTAGAGACAATCATAGCACATTATGTTCGGAAAGTCATTGACAATGTATAAATTATTCGATATGATTAAAATCGAACGAAACGTTCTATTAAGGGGGCAGACATGAAACAGTCAATTATTTATCATAAAATTGCTAAACATTGTGGTGTTACTGAAAGATATATAAGAATGTTGGATAAGAAAGAACGGATTCCATCAATGGAAGTTGCTAAAAAAATTTCTGACTTTTTAGATGAACCAATCGAAGAGATTTTTTTTAATTGCCATACGAACGAAACGTTCGTATTTGAACGGTTTTATCCAAAGCTAATTGAAGGAAACACTTCAATTAAGCGTTAATGTGAATAAAATTTAAACAAGGAGCGATACCATGCATAAAAACCTATACATCGCCAGAAAAGAGCAACGCATGACACAAGAGAAAGCAGCAAATTTGATTCATATTGCACCAAGAACATACTTTGCTAAAGAACACGGTAAAAGTGACTTCACCCTAAAAGAGGCTCAAAAACTAGCAAAATATTTCAAAACAACAGTGGACGAGCTGTTTGCGCAATAGAGGAGGGGAAACAGGTGAAAAACGGCAAACGACCAACGAAGCGAGAGAAAATGCATATGAATTCGTACAGCTTAAATTCTGAAAACTGGTTGATCTATAAAAAAGTTGATGGACGACTACACTTGATTCATCGTCATACGAACTCAACACGAGTCATTCCAAGTGCATAGGGTGGACAAGCATTATTACAAATGAGGAGGATTTTTTATATGAATGAATTAACAGCAGCAAACGAACAACCCTTACATAATGAACTGGTATTCGAAAAGAATGGTGAGGCAGTAACAGATAGTTTAATGATTGCTGAAATGTTTGGCAAACGACATGACAATGTCTTGTCAGATATTAAGCTTCAAATAGAATATGCAGGAGAAGAATTCTCACTCCTAAATTTTCAGGAGTCAAATTATAAAACAGATAGAGGACGAAGTTACCCAAAGTACAATTTAACAGAGGAAGCATTTACATTAGTTGTTTTTGGCTATAACACGAAAGAGGCTGTACAAACCAAAATTCGATTTATACAAGAATTCAAGCGCATGAAAAACCACATCCAGAACCAACAACAAGTTCCAACAGACCCCATGAGTATTTTAAAACTGACCTTTGAAGCATTAGAAGGACAAAAACAAGAACTCCAACACATTAAATCAGATGTAAAAGACTTACGAGAAAACGCACCACTATTTGCAGTAGAATGCGATGAAATTTCAAACGCAGTAAAGCGTCATGGTGTTGCTTTATTAGGTGGTAAACAGGCGAATGCGTACCAACACGCAGGATTGAGAGGGAAAGTATATCGGGATATTTATAACCAGTTATACCGTGAATTTGGTGTGACGAGTCATAAAGCTATCAAACGTTGTCATTTAGAAATAGCAGCGCAAATTGTTAAAGAGTATACATTGCCAATTGTATTAAGTGAAAAAATTAATTTAGTAAATTCGCAAATCAAGTTTAAAGAGATGTAGAAAGGAGAAAACATCATGACCAAATCTGTTCTAACAAAGGACCTGCAAAAGAAACAAATACTAGAGGAATTCTTACAGCATTGCGAACAACAACAAATTGAAGCGCTACAAAAGAACGATCCATATCAGTTTTGCACTTGGATTAAAGAAGCTCGATTAGCTCGAAGGGAATTGGTAGCACTCTATCGTGCAAAAGAAAAGTATGATGAGGAACGTACGCATATAAAAGGGATTGTAGCACATTTAAGAAGTAGAGGGATTGATGCTTCAGCTGTGGAGAGAACACATTTTAGTACGCTTTGTAGGAAATCAGTTACATGTGAAAAAGCCCTATAAAATAGGAGACTCCTTCTGTACATAAGTCATACTATTTGAATTGCATTGACATTCATCACAGTTAGTATATCAGATATATTCTGAATTATCTTCATGTAAATGCTTCCAGAATGACGAAAAGACCTAGAATTAGGTCTCCTCATCGGCAATATCAGTCTAGAGCAGTATACCTAACAGGAGTGGGTTAAGTAACCGGAATGCTCTTATAGTATAGCAAACTATGATAACTAAAAACAAGAAAGGATGGTAAAAGGAAATGACGGCACAAGAATGATTTGAAGAAAAACAACATGTAGTAATTGCAGCAATAAAGCAACAATTTGGAAGTATCGCAAGAGCTAGGCAGATTGCAAAAATGAATAATATGGAGTTGGATGATTTAATACAAGTTGGCCATATGTATTTATAGGAGCATTGTGTGAAGTCTGATCCAGAGAGAGTAGATACCTTCAATGCATACGTGATGAAAGGCATGAAATGGGCAATGAGTGATGAAATTCACTTGAAAGGAACGCCTTTTAAAATCAGCAGACGAGTGAGTTATGAGGACAGGAATAAAATGAATATTCATTCGATTGATTTGCATCGAGAGGAGGAAGCAGAAAATGGATTTTATGCCGTATCACCAATTAATGTGGAAAAAGAAGTAATGGTATCAGTAGGAATTCAGGAAGTCACAAGTATATTGGAAGAAGAGGAAAAACAATTATTATGCATGTTGGGTATGGTTTTACCGAACAGGAGATTGCTGTGAAATTAGAGATGAAAAAATCTACTGTTCATACGAAAAAGACACGTGCATTTTTAAAAATGAATCCAAATTATAAGCCAATGAAACAAAAATCCTTTTTTTCAGGGAAAAGGATGATAAAGAGAAACCACCAGTTGGGGCTGGTGATCTAATAAAAACATATGTGTTGTTCATCATAACACATGTTGCATAAGAGAGGCAAAAAAGACCTGTTTTCACAGAGGAAGAGAAAGGGTAATTCGTGAAAGAATACGATTTAATCATGATTGTAACAGAAAGAAATAAAAAATAAAAGATTAAAAAGAAAGAATATTCAATCTATCGGGTCGAGAAATATGAAATAACTAGAGAATAAAAATATCTAGAAAGATTGTTGGTTAGAGAAGGGTGATGGGGATGAATATCAATGTGCTGAAAGTCGCAAGAATAAACCTCCAAGGTAACACCTTAGATCAGGGGTGGTTTAAGTATCTTACTTTAGAAAATGGTAAGCCCTATATGGTTGCAATTACAATACTTAGCGAGATTTTTTATTGGTATAAACCAACTGAAATAAAAGATGAAAGAACGAATGAAATCCAGTATAAACAAAAATTTAAAGCAGACAAACTTCAAAAAAGTTATCAACAATTAGCTGATTCATTTGGTTTTACCAAAAGACAAGTATTAGAGGCGTGCAAATACTTAGTGAAAAGAGAATTAATCGCCATTGAATTTCGTACGATCATAGTTAACGGAAAGAGGCATAACAACGTGATGTATGTAGAACCAATCGTGGAGAGTATTGAAAAAGTATCTATTTTATATCAAGACCCTATCACATCAGAAAGTGACACCCTCCCACATTATAACGAGAGAGGCTCTCGCATTAAAACGGAGGAGGCTCCCACATTGAAACGTGGGACAAATACAAAGAATACTACAGAGAATACTACAGAGATTACTACAAATAAAAAGAAGTATTGTCACAAGTTTGAAACTTGCGACGTCAATGCAGCAAAATATTTGTTTGAAAAAATTAAAAGTAATAATCCGAAGCAAAAAGAACCTAATTTTGATTCTTGGTCTAATGATTTTAGATTAATGCGTGAAAAGGATCAACGTGAATTACAAGAGATAAAAGATGTGATTGATTGGTGCCAAGTAGATTTTTTTTGGCAAGGAAACATCTTATCTCCTAAAAAGCTACGTGAAAAGTTTGATCAACTAACAATCCAAATGAATGCTAGAAAAGGGGCAAAAAATCATGGAAGCGGTAGGAAGAGTGATGACGAGGATTTTGAATACATCGGCTTGTAAAGAGGGAGACGAAGGTTATACTTGTGAACACTGTAGCGCTTTTATTAAAGCAATCGTAGTAGAAGTACCAGCATTACGAATAAAAAATAAAGTATTTCCCACGTGCGAATGTGTAGTAGAGCGTGAAGAAGCGAAAATAAGAGAGTATCAAAATTTCTCGAAGAAAAGGGAAATTGAAAAGCTATTTAGCATTCATAACGTGGGAAATCGTTTTGATAAAAGTACATTCTCAGCATTTCTAGAGCGAAATGGTTCAGAGACGGCGTGCCAGTTAGCGACACAATATGTACAAGTTTTTCCAGGGTGGAAAGGAGATTCACTTTGGTTATGGGGAGAACCTGGCAATGGGAAAACACATTTAGCAGCCGCCATTACAAAAACATTGACAGAGCAAGGATACAGCGTCGTATTTCAAAGTGTCCCAGAATTGCTTCAACGTATCCGTAGTACGTTTAACAGTGAAAACAAGGAGAATGAAGCGCAAATTATGAGAGCACTATTAGAATGCGATTTACTTATTCTTGATGATATCGGAGCTGAGAAAGCGACGGAATGGGTGGAAGAAAAGATTTTTAATATCATTGATGGACGTTATCGAAAAGAGATGCCTACTTTGTATACAAGTAATTTAAAGCCGAAAGAAATGTTACAACAAGTGGGGAAGCGATCTTATGATCGTATGGTGGAAACGAGTTTGACAATTGAAAATAAAGCAACAAGCTATCGAAGAGAGATTGCTAAACAAAGAATACAGCGTTTCGGAGAGAGTTCTTAATATATGCCAATAGAAGAGGAGTGTAGGCTTATGACGGATTTACAGTTAGAAAACTATACAATTTTAGCTCAGCAACGAAAGTACATGAAGAATGAGCGACGTAACTTGTACATTGCTTTAGAAGAACTAGACATGCTGTGGGATGAAGATGAAGTAGTGCAAGTGAAAGAAGCATGGAACAACAATGAAAGTGTGTTCGCAATTGGTGAAAAAATGCAACGTGATCCAGATGAAGTTGCGCTACTGATTATGGATTTAGCAAGAAAAGGTGCGATTGGAAAAAGGGCGTTGGGGTTAGGGGCATGAAACAGCTAACCTTTGAAGATGTTGTAGGAAACCTGGATTATGCCGCATGCAGCACGTCTGAACAACTCCTTTCTAGTCATTTGGTTACACCAACTTACGCAGTAGAATTTTTTGACCAAGATGAGAAACAGAAGTTACATTGGTTTGAAGTAAATACAGAGGCTGAAGCAAAAGAAGAAGCGGAAAAAACATACGGGAGAATTCAAATCATTCAAGTATATGTGTCCAATCGAACGTTGAAAGAAATTATGGAGCTAGATTAAGGTTTTTTTTCATCAAGAGAGCTCTTGTATTTCGTGTAATAGACAAACATATGCAAAGGAGAACGGATATAAATGAAAAGTGAAATAGACATGAAAACAAATGGCATCTACATTGTGGAAGATGGGAAAATCATTTTTTTTAAACCGCCAGAAAGCAGATATGGACAACAAGTTGTTCATTGGGTAGATGGAAAAGTGTCTCATACACAAACCACATCTACTGTTAAGTTTAAGCGATAAAATTTGAATTTTATATAAAAAAAGATGAATCAGCAATTGTTCTAGCTAATTCACTAGTTCTATCAATTTAAGTAATTTTTATATGTAGTTATATCAAAGTTCTAAGAGACGAGTTAAAAAGACCTCCACAAGACTACAAAGAAAAATTAATATAGAAAGAATAAGGTTTTATTAGGTTAATGCTACAACAGCAAGAGTTAAACCCCAAGTATTTAATGAATCAGAATAAGGTCCTACATGAACAGTAAGTGTACTTGTTATATCTGAAGGTGTAGTAAAAATGGCGGGTGCTGATACAGAGGTATATCCTGCAGTGTATCCTAAAGAAGTGCCTGAGCCAATGAGGGCATTATTATTCAGATACATAGTGATACCTGCGAAATTGCCTCCGGGTTGAATAATTACTTGTACTTCATAGATTGCCAAATAGGTTCTTCCACCTTCTAGCAAAACGGTTGTTGGTGGTGTAAATGAGATTGCAGTACCATTAGAATGTACCACGGTATCTAGTGGAATTGCAGAATTTACAGAAACGATTGTTGGGGTAGTCTGAACAACATTTAAGCTGTTAGCTGTAGGAGGTGGACAAGAGCAAGGACAAGGTTTATGAATTTTTGAGTTCTTATCATTTTGATCATTCACAAATAATCAAGCTCCTTTTTGTGTATCTATTTTATTTTTAATGCGTTTGTAAAGATAAACCGAATTGTATTGGTGAGTCAGTTCTTAAAAATATTTGATATATTAGGGATCTCAAATTGTATTCAATACATATATATGAATGTTTTTTGAGAGCAGTACTGTAAATTAAAAACACAATAAAAGAGTTATTTTATACAGAAAAATAAAAGAACCCGCTGATGCTAAACGGATTCTTTTGTAACAGGAACACAAGGAACACCAGGAAGCTGGTCCAGAGCAACCCAGGTATTCACTTGGATGATATTACTATATGTAAATTGGATAAAACGGTTCATGGAAATGAAATTAAACAAAATTCTTATTTTGTAAACGGAAAATAGGAGTGCTTGACCAGAGCACTCCATGACGCTAACAACTATACCTATAAGATTATATGAGTGATATAACTAAATATTCTTAATTTTCACTCAAACAAGAAAGAGCGCACGGGAAAGCGCTCTTTGACCAAGATTTATATGAAAAAGTATCGGCAATTAAATCTTATGTATGCTTTCAGTTTATGTGCAAGTTTAAAGAAAATTTTTATTTCATAACAAGCGAAAAGGGCACGCATATAAGCATGCTCTTTGACAAGAAAGGTAGATTTCTATGAGTGGAGAGTCTCCATATAATAACTTATGCTCGTCCAGTTAAAGTGTGGAAAATTTAAATAAAATAGTTATTATATACAGAAAAAATAAAAGAACCCGTCTTTTATAAACGGATTCTTCCCTTAAGGTGTGCAAGGAATTCAAGGTAACCAGGCCAGAAAAACCTGTGAAGTTCCTTGTAATAATTAATGTATGCAGAGTAGTTAAGAAGAATGATGAAATTCTTCTTTAGCAAAAGGAAATCGTGTACAAAAAATGTACACGATTATATAGAAACTATGTCTTGTGTGCTCATTGCATTCTATGTTTATTGTATGCAACACGTGACAAGTTTTAAAAAATTAAAAGAGCGCTCCTTATATCTAATTATAATGAAAGTGACGAGCTCGCATTATATAGAAGGATAGTATTGTATGCCAAAGATTAGTGAATGGGTTTAGACAAAGTCGTTACTTTATAGCAATGTAAAAAGAGTACACATTAATTGTGTACTCTTGTAAAAGGAACTCTATGAAAGTGAAAGAAAAAGCATAATACAACATATGCTCGTCTTATCCAAAGGTGCAAGGAGCTCAATATAATAGTTATTTATATGAAAAAGAGCACCAAGACCATATTGTAAATGTTATATTCTGTATAAGTATATGGTGATTGTATATAAACAGTGAATCTATTTTAAATAAATTTTTTATTTAGTAACTAATAAAGAGCACCGTAAAAGGTGCTCAACGACTAATTCTGAGATGATCATGATTATTCTATGTATGTTTTTAATATATGTGCAATTTTGTATAAAATCTTTATGTATTTATAAAAACAGAGCACATATCTATTGTGCTCTTGGACAAGAAAGGTAGATTTTTATGAGTGGAGAGTTTCCTCATACAATAGCATATGCTTGTCTAGTTAAAAGGTGACAAGTTTTCAATGAAAACATAAATGTTTGTTTGTAAAAAGTGTGACCGAAATAATATCAAAAATTTATTTTATACAGCAAAGCAAGCTAGCCGAAATAGCTAACTGCCCTGTTGTACAATTTTAGAGGTTTCAATCAATACAGATATATGTTGTAACAAGAAGTTACATCTATAGTATAAACACATGTCAAAGTAATATGCATGAAAGAAAATAAAACAAAAATTTCATTTTGTTTTATTTTAAAACCAAAAAAGAGCACTTAATAAAGTGCTCTCGTGACGAGTCTCATTTTATAACGACTATTTTATAAAGAAAGGATCTCAGCATATTATATGTTAGTCCAGTTAATTGAATGCTTCTTACAAATAAAGAGCAGCTAGCAAAAGCTAACTACTCGTTTCTCCAAGGGGGAACAAGGAGAAAGTAACTTAATGGGTTGTCTACAGTATTGACGAAATATTGAGTTTTATTCAAGGGGGAGAGAAGTAGGCCATTAACATGAAGCTGTGCCAATTCATATCCTGTAAGTACTAAATTAATGACGGAGTAGATTGAGAATGGATGATCCGATTAAGGAGATAGTTGGCGCTTGGTTTGTTGCAGTAGGGACAATTATTGCTGCGATTGGGAGTACACCTTTAAAAAAATTGAACAGCGGATTAAGAAAAGACTTGAACGTATGGGGGAATGTATTACAGGCAACGGGGAATGGTCTGGAAGCTGATGGACAAGGAGAAATATCCCTTGAATTGATTGGGAACGAAATCCAATCAATTGGTAATGTAACGGTTCTAACAGGACTCATTATAGAATTTGAAGATGAAACACAGAAAAAATTAGTGATTGCAGGAAATTGGATACAAGCATTAGGTGGTGTTACATCAATAGGTGGGGAAATAGAGGATAGTTCCAATATAGATGAATCGTATAACATTATCGGGAATTTGTTACAAGCGACTGGTAATTCATTACAGGCAATAGGTGGAATAGATGAATTGAAAGCTAGTCGGGATAAAGTAGAGGAAATTTCGGAAGGCGATGAGGAGGGTGGCCAGCTTATAGTGATTACGGGGAGTTGGGTCCAAGCGGTCGGTTCAGTAGTTTCATTAATCGGTCAAATAAGAGAAGAAATCCAAGAGATAGAGGAAAATAATTCATAGAAAACCTAATAAAATAATCCTTTTGTGAGGGAAAGGAATTTATAAAATAGGTACAATTCACATTTTAATTATTTTTGAATGTAATGGTATCAAATTAGTTAAAACGCCCGAAAATGGACAGTAAGGGTGTTTAAAGAGGAGTGATTTTACATGACGAAACAATTATCTTTCTTACCGAAAATAGATAGAGCAGCAACACAAGAGAAAGTAGAGGGTATTCTGGAAAGTGTACGTATATATAAACAATTTGGAATGATGCGTAAGGAAATGAAAGTCACTCCTTCTTATGAAAGGAGAGAGCATGGTCCTACACATGCAGTTGGCAAACCGTTAGAAGATGTAGCAATCTCTAATATGCAACAAAGTAAGCGTGAAGAATGGTTAGAGAAAATGGCATTTCGAGTTGAGCAAGCATTAAGTCGATTCGGAAACAGTACAGCTGGAAAAAATCAGAGGGACATTATAGTTAAACGGTATTTAGAAGACGAAGATGTGTGCGATTATATGGTGTATAACGAAATTGGCATGAGTGAACGTACGTATCGACGTGTGAAAGCTAGAGCGTTTTATAAATTGGCCTTTGCTCTTAGATTAGAAGTTTATGAAACTGAAGAAACTGGAGGGAATGAATCATGAATTTTGTTCAGCCCATACGTGATCCAGAGCAAATACAACAAATTAAAGAATATTTAAAAGAAAAGAATGCACGTAACTATATTTTGTTTGTAATGGGGATTAATACAGGTTTACGTATAAGTGATATTTTAAAACTAAAGGTTGGAGATTTAAAAGGTAGCCATATCTCAATGCGTGAAATGAAGACAGGTAAGCAGAAACGTATACAGATTACAGTAGCACTAAAGAGAGAGCTTCGATGTTTTAATGAAAATAGAGAAGATGATGAGTATCTATTAAAAAGTAGGCAGGGAAAAAATCGTCCAATCGGTCGTAGTATGGCATATAAGATACTAAGTGGAGCGGCAGCAGAGTTCGGGTTAGATGAAATAGGCACACATACCTTGAGAAAGACGTACGGGTATCATATGTACATGCAAACGAAAAACATAGCATTACTTATGGAGATATTCAATCATTCGTCAGAGAAGGTCACGTTACGTTATATAGGTGTAAACCAAGATGCAATGGATAAAGCAATGACTAGGTTTAAAATCTAATCATTGCTTTTTTCTTTATAAATCTATACAGTTACTCATAAATTTCGTACTGTGTAACTCAAAAGGGGAAGTATTATAAATTCAATGATAGCAAGGGCTGTAGCGTTTGGCTCAGTTACACACAATTAAACATATGGGTAATTGGAAGGTATAAAATATGCACATGACGTATAAAAGTTATATAGAATGAATGAGAGGTGGAACAGATGATGTGTGAAGAGTTATTACAAGCATTGGTTCAATATCAAATGCAGCAAGGAGAAAAGCCAAACACATTAAGGTTAAACCAAGATTACTATAAAACTGTATTAGAGCAATTAGCTTATCCTGATTGGTTAATGGAAAAGAAAATTAAGAATTTAGATCAGACGTTTCTCGGGGTTCAGGTGGAACTGACAAGTGAAGTAGAAACGTTTGAAATCAGGAGGATAAAAAAATTGGCAGAGTTTTGACCGCTTTTTGGCAGGAAATATGCCGGTTGTTTTGAATTTATCGTGTTATATTTGTATTGTGAGAAGTGGCGGAAAACACACCCCATAAAATTTCCTTATCATATATGTGGTTTAAACGGTTTCATAATAACGTTACATAAAATCCGAAACCAGCAGATAGTACTGATTGAATGGTACTGTTATTAAGAAGAGATTTTGCTCTCCTTCCAGTTACTTAATAAATTGTAAAGAGATTGTTGTTGTCATGTTTGGGTAATTAGAAGGGGAGAGATGTTATCCTCCTGGTCCAGTAACGATATAGGCTTTTCATGCAAGAGTAAATAATGTTCAGTTATTCTTTTTTAGTACATCTGAATTTGTCTCTTGATACAGGTAATATATATGATTCTTGGTTATTCTTTTTTTAGTTAGAGTAATCTTATGTATATGCGTATAGGAGAGGCTGAAATTGATGCGAGTGAAAAAGGATATGTTAAAGCAATGGAAAGCCGATTTTCAGGCTATTCAAGAGGAAACAAGAAGGAAGAAAAGAGAAAAGAAAAAGAATAAAAATAAAAAATATAATATTCCGGGTCATACAGCTGACTTTATGAATAGAGAAGATACGTATTATAAAAAGAACAGGGTATGGAAGCAAAAGAAGAAATAAGTGTGGAGGGAGGTTTAATGGTTATAGATGGATGAAGGAATGAAGAATGCAAGAATATATAAGTGTGGTGGGTTATTTTAGATGAAAGGTATCCAGTGCATTCTTCAACCTTCTGAATAGAAATGGGAGGAAGAAGAACGAATATCATTTGGTGCGATACATGAGTGGGTATAGGCACATGCAGTGCACCAATTTTACGGTAGATTCTTCCTCTATTTGTATTATGAACTTGAATTTGGTTTTTGATACCAATTAAATGTAATTTTCATCACACTGTTCATTTAATTGTGTATGTTATATTAGTGTAGGGAAACATAGAAACATCTTCTGAGAGCACGTTGGTTACGTGCTTTCTTTTTGTTTGATTTACCAAAAACATGGAACCTTTTTCATAAGACAAGCATACACTGGAGCGTAGGACAACCACTTAGGTGGTACCTATACGCTCATAGGAACTCCTTTCTATCATTAGAGTTTGTTTTAAGAGTAGCCATTTTATGTTGGCTGCTCTCTTTCTGTTTAGGGAAAATAAATGAATGCCTATTCGGCCTGGGGCATGCAAAATAAAAGCACAACCAAATCATGTTGTGATACATAATCTGGTTGTGCCAAGTGTGAATAGATAATGAAAAACATAAATACCTTCGTAGGGGGAAGGATTATGTTTGATTGTAGCTTTATATTAGCATGTAATCTGTTAATAAGGTTAGTTTAAAAATGTCATGTAATAAAGGTAAAATAACGGTGGATGAAGAGCGAATGCATAATGATAAAGAGTAGCTTTATATATGAGATACAAGCATTCATTTGGGTGTTTTATGGAGTAGGATTCGGAATGGATAATCGATATCTTAAAATGATAGTTGATGAATTGAGGGAAATGTTAGGTATTTAAAAAGAGATAAGGATGGTCTGAAACAAGCGTTGCTTGAAGTTTCAACGAAGGTGGACGGATTGAATAGAAAAGGGGAGTATGTTAAACGTTAGCAACATGAGTTTATATAACTCAACTCGTATTCAACAAATTATTGAACGATCTGAAGTAATTAAACAGATTAATAATAAGTCCATTTGAAGTTAAGTTTTTGATAGATGGTGAAGTATTTGCTAAGGCTGAAGTAAACTTACAGCCGATTTAAATTAAGTTTGTAAATTTAAGGAAGAATAACTTGGGAGTGAGAATAAATGAAATTAACGAAACAAGAACAAGCGGTTGTCATTGGTACTTTCATTTCAATGTTAGGACAAGACCTTGCAAATGAATGCATCGATAAAAAGAAATTAGAAAGGGTACTTCCCATCTTTAATGAAATGCAAGATAATACAACACCAAAGCAAAAGAGAGAAGCGATGATTAGTTTACTTGGTAAAGCGGTAGATGAATTCTTAAAACAATAGCCACAAAAACAGGAAAAGCAACTCGCTTGGGGGGCGAATTACTTTTCCAGATGGCAATGTTAGCTCTATTATAACAATTTGTATGTATTTGTACATATATAATCAGAATATTCTTTCTGACAAGGTAAGAATATTACAAGACTTGGATCCTGTTCAAGACAAAGACTACGATTGTTTATATGTAAAAGTACATGCATAAATGGAGGAATAAAGGTGTTGTGGTTTTTAGTTTATATGATTATAGGTATGGTGTATGTATCGGTTCAAATGCGCTCCATTTTAAAGAAGAGGAGGGCGATGAGAAAGGAGAAGTAATCACGATTGCCGTTGCACTTCTTATCATTTGTTTGTTAGCGCCATTATGGCCAGCATGTATGACGTTTAGAGCTATAAAGCTATGTAGTAAGGACGGTGGCACAAGTGCCAAGTAAACCGATGAAGCCATGCGTTTCACCAATGTGTGCGGCATTAACGAGGGACAAGTACTGTGAGAAACATCAAGATAAAATACAGGAGAACACCAGATACTACGACAAATACATACGAAGCAAAAGCTCACGTTCCTTCTACAACTCAAGATTGTGGAAGGATATGCGTGAGCTTATGTTTCGTAGAGATCATGGCTTATGTGTTCAATGTAGACGTAAGGGCATCATTAAGACAGGCGATGTAGTCGATCACATCATACCTATTCGTGTTGATTGGTCAAGGCGGATAGAACCATCTAATTTACAAACACTTTGTCATGCTTGTCATAATAAGAAAACAAAAGAAGACGAGAAGAACAGTAAATGATTTGAAAGAAAGGGTAGTACATAACAGCGTGGATAAGATTGAGGAGGTACATAAGATATCACTCTAGCTAAATAGGAAGAGGCCCTAGTTTTGACCTAGGACCCACAAGGCTATTTAAGTAGAGAAACTACCTAAAGAGTAACTACGAGTTACAAGTATAAGTATAACATTACATTTTTATAAAAACATGAGCGAATTTGTCCTAAGAATGGACACCCCCCCACTATGAAGAAGTAAAGACGACTCCCTGGAGACCGCCGCCTCGCTTTCCGTGCAAAAAATTCGTTTTATTTCATAAAAGGGGGTTCAACTAAAGGAGGTGGTTCACATGGGACGAAAAGCGAAACCAATTCATTTGCAAATACTTGAAGGGAATAAAAATCGATTAACTAAACAGGAAATAGAACAACGTGTGAAGGCTGAACAAAGTATTCAACCGAAAGCGAATAGAATCAAAGCTCCAACTTGGTTGAATACTGTAGCTAAAAAGGAATTTAATCGTATTTCTAAAGAATTAATGGAATTAGACCTTATTACAAATGTAGATATTAATGCTTTGGCGGCTTATTGTGACGCCTACTCTGATTACGTTGAATGTACAAAGATTATCGGTGAAGAAGGGCTAATGGTAGAGTATACAAATAAAGCAGCTGAGACTAATAAAGTTCCACATCCCTTATTAACTAAAAAGAAACAATTACATGAACAAATGAAGTCGTTGGCAATTGAATTTGGATTAACGCCAAGTTCTAGAGCATCTTTAGCAAAACCCAAGGGTGATGATAAACCAAAAACCAATGCAGAAAAGCGGTTTGGTGATAGGGTATGAGACTAGAAGAAAGGCTCATGCAATATGTTTATGACATTTCGTACGGTAACATATTGGCTTGTAAGAAACACAAATGGGCTTGTGAGCGTTTTTTAAGAGATTTAGAACGCACACAAGAGGATGAATGTCCATTCTATTTTGATATAGAACAGTTGTATGATTTTTATGAGTGGTGCAAGCAATTTAAACATTTTAAAGGTGTATTAGCAGGGCAGTATATTGAATTAACCGATTTTCAGTTATTCGTAGCAGCTAATATATTTTGTTTTCTTATCAAAACTACAAATAATAGACGCTTTCTACGTGTTTTTATTGAACTTGCAAGAAAAAATGCAAAATCGCAATTCTTGGCTCTTATTGCTTCTTATATAACTTTTTTATCTGATCAACAAGAAGAATGTTATATAGCTGGTTGGGATAGACAACAATCAAGCCTTGTTTATAATGATATTTTAAAACAGCTAGGCGCATGTGATATGTTATCCAAAAAATATAAGGACTCTTATGGAAAAATCACACATATAAAGAGTGGTTCAACAATAACACCACTTTCTAAAGAAGCAAAAAAGACTGGTGACGGTACAAACCCGTCACTTGGTATCGTTGATGAATATCATGCTCATGATACGAGTGAAATTTATGATGTAATCGATTCTGGAATGGGTGCACGTGAGAATACATTGATGTTCATTATCACCACAGCAGGATTTAACATCAATGGACCTTGTTATAAGGAGTATAAATATTGTTCAAGGATATTAGATCCAAACGATGTAGGTGTGGAGAATGATGAGTATTTTGTTGTTATTTGTGAACTTGATAAAGATGATGATATCAAGGACGAAACGAATTGGATAAAAGCAAATCCAATCGTAGCAACTTATGAGGCTGGGATGAAGAAGCTACGTAGTGACTTGAAAGTTGCTCTTGATAATCCTGAAAAAATGCGTTCTTTTCTAACGAAACGTATGAATATATGGGTTAACAGAAAAGAAAACGGTTATATGGATATGTCTAGATGGAATAAGTGTGATGAAGTAATTGATCTATCCGAATTAAAAGGCATGGAATGCACAGTAGGTGCTGATTTATCAGCGAAAATTGACTTGACTAGTGTAGATTTTGAATTCAAGAAAGACGAGAAATACGTCGTGATTAGTCATAGTTTTATACCGGAAGACACTTTATTCGAGAAAATGAAAACGGATAAGGTGCCATATGATATTTGGGCGCAGCAAGGTTGGATTACTGTAACACCTGGTTCAGTAGTAGATTATAATTTCGTTAAAGAATATATAAAAACTATGGAATCAGATAATGATTTTAAAATAAAAGAAATATGTGCTGATCCATGGAATGCAACTCAATTTATGCAAGATATGGAAGCGGAAGGGTATGTGGTTGTAGAAATCCGACAAGGGATGGCTACTTTATCAGGACCAACAAAAGACTTTCGTGAGCAAGTGTATCAAAAGAAAATGATTCATAATAACAATCCAGTTCTGAATTGGGCAATTGGAAATGCTGTTACTAAGCAAGATGCCAACGAGAACATCATGTTGGATAAGTCAAAAGCAACAGAAAGAATCGATCCGATAGCGGCTGTCATCAACTCACATGTTCGTTGTATGCTGAATTCTGGCGAAATGGACTTAAACTCCTATATTTTAAGTCAAGATTTCTCATTTTAGGAGGCATGATATGCGATTTTTATACGTTTTTCTTACCATGTTAGAAGATATTTTTATCATTTCGGGGTTGTCCGTTATCATTGGGACGACTTTTTGTATGGCTCCTGTGTATGGGTGGTATTTACTTGGAATCACTCTTACACTGATCGGGGTGGTGATGGCGAGGAAATAGAGGGGAGGTGAAAATATGATATTCCGGAATTTGTTTCGCAATCAGGATACGACCGACCTAAGAAATCCAGCACCTTGGTTTCGGAGTTTATTTAGTTATGAAGCAACGAGCGGAGAACGGGTTACCGTAGAATCTTCGTTAGGTGTACCAACGGTATACCGATGCGTGAACATTTTAGCGAATAGTGTGGCGATGCTTCCGTTTCAAACGTTTAAAAAGACAGCGAAGGGAAGAGAACGGGATAAGGCGCATCAAGTCTCATTTGTGTTGGAAAGGCGCCCGAATCCGTACCAAAGCCCGTTTAAATTTAAACATGTAATTGAAACGCATCGAAACACGTGGGGCAATGCTTACATCAACATCCACTGGGGTTTGGATGGAAGACCAAAAGAATTGTGGGTGTTGAATCCAGCTGTCACGAACCCCGTTATCGATGTGAAAACAAATCAACTGTGGTATTTCACGAGTTTACCAGATGGGACACCTGTGAAACTAGCAGCTGACGATGTCATTCATCTCACGACATTATCGACTGATGGTCTGAAGGGGAAACCACCGATTCAAGTCGCAAGAGAATCGATTGGAAGCTCACAGGCAGCGCAAAAGTTCAAGGGGAAATTCTATAGGAAAGGCGCAACCCATAGTGGGTTGTTAAAGACAGCGCAACCCCTGAATAAAGAAGCGAAAGACAAGCTTCGTGATGCATGGGAAGAAGCCAATACAGGCCTGAGTAATGCACAGCGTATTGCGATATTAGATGCAGGTCTCGAATTTGAAAAAGTGGGCATGCCGTTAAAAGATGCCCAGTTTATTGAAGGAATGAAGTTTGATAAAGGTGAAATCGCAAATATTTTTAACATTCCCTTGCACATGATTAATGAATTAGATCGTGCGACATTCTCCAATATTGAACAACAGGCATTGGATTTTATTCAAAATACACTCAGCCCGATTCTTATTCAGTATGAAGAGGAATTTTCTTATAAAGTCTTTTCTTTTGGTGAACAAAAACGATATTATCTCAAGTTTAATTTAACCAGTCTTTTACGGGCGGACCAGAAATCTAGAGCGGAGTTCTATAACATTATGTTAGACCGTGGTGTGTTCTCGATTAATAAGGTATTAGAACTAGAGGACATGGATGGAATCGGGGAACACGGAGATAAGAATCGCGTGGATTTAAACCATGTATCCATTGAAATTGCAGACGAATATCAGTTAGCGAAAGCAGGAGCGCCTACGGGGGGAGGTGAAGAGGATGCATAATGTGTTTACCGTCAAAAATCAAACAGATTCTTCAGCGGATTTGTATATTTATGGTGATATCATTAATAATACAGCTTGGAAATGGGACGATTCGGATGTGATGCCGGATGATGTGAAAAACATGTTAGGACAACTGGATGATAAAAGTAACCTGAATATCTATGTAAATAGTGGTGGTGGTTCTGTATTTGCTGGTTTAGCTATTTATAATATGCTAAAGCGAAATCAGGCACAAAAAACGGTTTACGTAGATGGTGTGGCAGCTTCTATTGCTTCTGTTATTGCTTTAGCGGGTGATCGTATTGTGGTTCCTTCGAATGCTTTCCTAATGATTCATAAACCCTGGACCATCTCTGCAGGGAATGCCAATGATTTTCGAAAGATGGCAGAGGATTTGGATCACATTGAATCTGGCATTTTGAATGTCTACAAAGAAAATCTGAAAGATGGTATTGGAATAGAAGAGATTCAGCAGTTAGTAGATGCTGAGACTTGGTTAAGTGGGGAAGAAGCTGAGAAATACTTCCATATAGAAGTGGTGGAAGCAAAAGAAGTCGCAGCATGTACGAGTAATTATTTTGAGCAATACCAGAAGACTCCTGAAAAATTAGGATTCAAATCGAAGCAATCTGTACAGAAAGATGATGTAGAACAATTAAAAATACAAAACGCACTAGACCTGTTAGAGCTGTAGGTCTGTTTTTTTGTGCCAAAACAAGGAGGAAATACCGAATGGATAAACGTGAACAAGAATTACGTCAAAAAGTTGCTGATTTGAAAGCGAAAGCGGAAGAATGTAATAACAGCGGTAAATATGAAGAGGCAAAGGCAAAAATTGAGGAAGCAAAAAACGCGAAAAATGAATTGGATAATTATTTAGCAATGATGCAAATTCAAGTTTCTGAACCTGTGAACTCACAAGCAGGCATATTGCCTCCATCATCAGTTCAAAATGAAGATCCATCATACAAAGACGTATTTATGAAAGCGATTCGTGGTCAACATTTAACGCAGGAAGAAGCAAGTGTGATGGAGGAATATAAAGCAGCACTATCTGAGAATACAGGAAAAGATGGCGGTTTTATTGTTCCAGAAGATATTACAACAACGATTAATCAGCTAAAGCAAACAGTAGATAGCTTAGAACAATATGTAAATGTGCAACCTGTTTCAACAAACAAGGGAGCTCGTACATTAGAAAAGCGTGCGGCATCTACACCTTTTGCGCCATTATCGGAGTATGGGAAACCAAATGCCATGCAAGAAATTGCTTCTCCTGAATTTGATCGTTTATCTTATGCGATTGAAGATTATGCAGGATTCTTACCAGTACCCAATGATTTATTAGATGATACAGATCAAGCTTTAGAAAGTTATTTACGTCAATGGATTGCGAAAAAATCGATTGCAACTCGTAATTATTTAATTTTACAAGAAATCAACAAATTAACAAAAGTTGATTTAAAAGATTATAAAGGCATTAAAACAGCATTACATGTCACATTAGATCCAGCTTTCTCGGCTGTAGCAAACATTATTACAAACCAAGATGGATTCAATTACTTAGATCAGTTAGAAGATAAAAATGGACGCCCACTACTTCAACCAGATCCAACAAATCCAACTCGTAAATTGTTTGCTGGTAAGCCAGTGATTGTATTATCGAATAAAACAATTGCTACAGATAAAGATGGAAAAGCACCTTTCATTGTTGGTGATTTAAAAGAGGCAGTTATTCTTTGGGATAGAAAACAATTATCTATCGATATGACCAAAGAAGGCGGAAATGCTTGGAGAACAAACACTTCTGAGTTCCGAGCAATTGAACGTGAAGACGTTACGTTATGGGACCAAGAAGCAGTTGTGTATGGGCAAATTACGATTGTGCCTAAAACAGGGGCTTAATAAGGTAGGAGGTGTCCTTCTTGGTACTAACAGTAGAGGAAGCGAAAAAGTATCTTCGTGTGGATGGTGATGAAGAGGACGATCTCATTACATCTTTCGTAATCGTAGCTGAAATGTATATTAAAAATGCTACAAGTAAAAATGTAGATTTGAAGAGCGAGCTTGCTAAATTAGCAGCTCGTATTTTAATCTCTCATTGGCATGAAAACCGTGAAGCGGTTGGGAAGGCTGAACAATTGGCATTTAGTTTGCAGTCCATACTCGTTCAGTTGCAGTATTCTGGTGGTGATTCAAGTGAATCCGGGTAAATTAGATAAACGTCTTACCTTTCAAGTGAAAGACGAGGAAGCAAAGAGCCCAGACGGTGATCCAATAGAAGGTTATAAGGATTCTTTTACTGTATGGGGTTCTTTTATTTTTTTAAAAGGAAGAAAATACTTTGAAGCAGCCGCAGCTAATAGCGAAATCCAAGGTGAAACAGAAATCCGATATCGCGCTGATGTGAATACTGATATGAAGATTAAGTATAAGAACGTAATGTATGACATTATTTCAGTTATTCCAACTGAAAAACACACTTTATCAATCATGTGGAAGCGTGGTGGAATGAATGGCTGATGGTGTTGATTTTTTAGGCTTTGATCGTTTGATATCTGAGTTAGAGCAAATGGGTCTACGTGGAGAAAAGATTGAAGATAAAGCTCTTGCAGCAGGTGGTGAACAAATTCGAAAGGCCATTGCAGAAAGAAGTGAACCAAGGAGTTCAAGTCCTAAGAAACCGTCCAAAAGTGAACCTTGGCGTACAGGCCAACATTTGCTTGATAATATACGAGTTACGAAGGCACGAATGGAAAATGGTGTGAAAACAATCAAGATTGGAATAGACAAAGCGGACCGTTCCCCATATTTCTATGGAAAGTTTTTAGAGTGGGGTACTTCTAAAATGCCAGCACATCCATTTATAGAACCAGGTTTTAACGCTTCTAAAGCAGATGCGGTACGTGCTATGACAGACATCTTAAAGAACGAGATGAGGCTAAATGTATGATAAATTTACGACCTGAAATCGTGCAAGCTCTTGAAAATAATCAGGAGCTTGTTTCTTTATTAGGTGGAAGACGTGTTTATTATCGTAAAGCCAAAAATGCTGAAGAGTTTCCACGGATTACATTTTTTGAATTAGACAATAGACCAGATGGGTTTGCGGATAATGATGAAAGTGAAAGTGAAATCACATTCCAAATCGATATTTGGTCAAAGAGTAGTACAACAGCAATCCATCAAAAAGTAAATGAAATCATGAGAAGTATTGGTTTCTCACGTTATGCGGTTGCTGATTTGTATGAAGATGATACACAAATTTTTCATTATGCGATGCGATTCGCAAAAGGAGTGGAGTTATAGATGGCTGGAGAAGTGATTAAAATTAGTTCGACTGTCGGTGTAGATAGTCTTGTTTACGCAAAGTTATTGAAAGATGATGTAACAGGTGTCAACTACGACACAGTAAAGGAAATGGAAGGCGCAGTAAAGATTAAAACTTCTAAAAAGGTAGCTTCCGAAATTATGTGGAGCGATAATAAAAAATCGGAAATTGCTGAGTCTGATGGGGAAGTAGAAGTAGAGATTGAACTTCGTAGTATTTCATTATCAACAAAAGCAGATATTGAAGGGTATCCAGAAGTGAAAGACGGTGTGTTAGATGAGAGACGCGAAGGTGAAAAGCCTTATTTAGCAATCGGATGGCGTTTCTTAAAGGCTAACGGAAAATATCGATATGTTTGGCTATTAAAAGGAAAACTTTCACAAGAGGAAGAAGAAGGCGAAACGAAGAAGGATAAGCCTAACTTCCAAACAACGAAACTCAAAGGTTCGTTTATTGAGCGTGATTTTGATGATAGACCAAAATTTACAGCTGATGCGGATGAACCTACCTTTACAAAAGCTGTGGGAGATAATTGGTTCAAAAAGGTATATGAAAAAGCGGTAACGCCATCACCAAAATAAATGGAATAGAGGGGGAATCCCTCTATTTTTTAACAGGAGGACGAAACGATGAAATTATTTTTACGAATTGATGGAGAACAACACATTTTTAATATGCCAACATTCATTCCAGCGCGTTTGATTCGTCAAGCGCCTGAGCTTGCGGATATTCCAAATAACCCTGGTCCGGAGGACATGGATAAAATGGTTCAATATGTAGTAAAAGTGTACGGTGAACAATTTACATTGGATCAATATTGGGATGGTGTAGATGCTCGCAAGTTCTTATCGACCACAACAGAAGTCATTAATGCCATAATAAACGAAACGGTAGAAGCGGCTGGTGGTACATCAGGAACTGGAGAAGAAACAAACCCAAACGCGTAGAGGGAGGAGGGCTCACGTTCACTGAGTTTATGGACGAGCTCTACCTCTCTTTATTACGTCAGGGATATAAACATCATCATATCGATAATGAAATGGATATTTGGCATTATTTAAGACTGAACCAAAAGTATCGTGAACAAGATCCTTCAAGTAGTGGAAATCAGAATTCAAATGAAATCGAAGTTCCCGCAGAAAACATTATCTAACAAGGGGGAAGATGATGGCAAATGAAATGAATAATTTAGTCGTTAGGCTGTCCCTTGATAATGTGAATTTTCGTCAAGGTATAGCGAATTCAGGACGTGCCGTAAGGACATTGCAGAATGAATTGAAATCAATCAGTACTGGTATGGGTGGCTTCGCTAACGCTAGTGATCAAACGCGTGCTAAAACAGATGCGCTGAATAGATTGATTGAAGCGCAAAAAGAAAAAGTTAGAGCATTACGCCAAGCCTATGATCAAAATAAGGCTAAGTTGGGTGAAAATGATGCAGCAACTCAACGATATGCTTCACAGGTCAATAAAGCGGTTGCTGATTTAAATAGGTTTGAAAATGAATTAAAACAAGTAAACCGTCAAGCTGAACAAAAAGGGATGGACAAGTTAAACAACTCTTTAAAATCCCTGCAGGCTGAATTTCAGTCTATCACAACAGGCATGGGTGGTTTTTCTAATGCAACGGAACAAACACGAGCTAAAGTAGATGTTTTATCTCGTATGGTAGATAAACAAAAAGAGAAAATCAGGGAACTTCAACAAGCTTATAACCGTGCCAAAACAGAAGAAGGTGAAGCGAGTCAATCAGCGCAGCGGTACGCGGAACAAATCCATCGAGCGACAGGTGAACTAAATCGATTTGAAAACGAATTACGTCAGTCGAACCATGAATTAGAACAACAAGGAAATCGTTTATTAAACTTCGGTACTCGTATGGAGACGTTGGGTAATCATTTACAAAATGCTGGTATGCAAATCGGTATGGTGTTTGGCGGAATGACTTATGCAATAGGTCGGGGTTTAAAATCAGCTGTGGAAGAATCGATGAATTTTGAACAACAGATGGCAAACATAAAGGCTGTATCGGGTGCGACTGGACAAGAAATGAGTAAACTCTCCGAATTAGCGGTTAAGTATGGGGAAGATACAAAATATTCTTCTGTTGAAGCCGGAAAAGGGATTGAAGAATTAATAAAAGCCGGCGTTAGTTTAACGGACATCATCAATGGTGGATTAGAAGGGGCTCTAAACTTAGCGGCAGCAGGAGAACTAGAACTAGGAGAAGCAGCAGATATTGCGTCTACCGCCTTAAATGCATTTAAAAAAGATGGTTTAAGTGTTACAGATGCCGCTAATTTACTTGCAGGGGCCGCCAACGCTTCAGCCACTGATGTACATGAATTGAAGTATGGTTTGTCAGCTTCCGCAGCGGTTGCGGCTGGTGCGGGTATGACATTTAAAGATACAGCAACAGCTTTAGCCGTATTCGCTCAGAATGGGTTAAAAGGATCAGATGCAGGTACGTCTTTAAAAACGATGCTGATGAGGTTGAACCCATCTACGAAAGAAGCATATAACAAGATGGCGGATTTAGGTCTTATCACATATAACGCGCAGGCTGGATTTGATTTCCTCGTGAAAAATGGTGTTACGCCAGCATCTAGAAGTGTAGGAGACATCGAGGTTGCACTAGAAAAATATGTAATGCAAACGGAAGGCGTAACGAAATGGAATGATAAGTGTGATACAACATTCCGAGAGTTAGCGACCAGTTCCGCTTTCTTATCGTCAAAATTCTATGATCAACAAGGGAAAATTCAAAGCTTAGAACATATATCTGGCATTCTGAAAGAATCCATGAAAGATTTAACAGACCAACAACGAAGTATGGCGTTAGAAACATTATTTGGTTCGGATGCAGTTCGTGGCGCAACGATTTTATTTAACGAAGGTTCACAAGGTGTAAACAAAATGTATACGGAAATGTCTAAAGTAACCGCTTTGGAGACAGCTAACACGAAAATGAACACGTTGAAAGGTCGTATCGAACAATTAAGTGGAGCGTTTGACACAATGAAAAAAACAATTGGCGATGCGCTAGCTCCTATGGTTAGTGTTTTTGTTGCTGGTTTACAAAAACTTGTAGATGGATTCAATGCTTTACCTGGTCCGGTACAAAAGGCAATTGCAATTACAGGTGGTATTGTGCTTGCTTTAACGGCTATTGCAACGGTTGTTGGAGTCGTTCTAGCAGCAGTTGGAATGGTGGTTTCAGGGATTGGCGCTTTAGGGGTTGCATTAGGGACTTTAGCAACATCTTTAGGGATAGCAGGTGGAGTCGCAGGTTTGTTGGCCGCAGCATTGGGACCAGTAGCAATTGCTTTAGGGGTGGTAGCGGCCGCAGTTGGTGTTGGAGTATTAGCATATAAAGGATATCAAAAAGCAACAGAGGACAGTATTGCTTCAGTAGATCGCTTTGCTACGAATACAGAGGGGAAAGTAAGTTCTTCCACAAAGAAAGTTCTAGGTGAGTATTTCAAGCTGTCTGATGGCATTAGACAAAAGTTGACTGAAATTAGATTGAATCATGAAGTGATAACGGAAGAACAGTCACAGAAGTTGATTGGTCAATATGACAAGTTAGGTAACACAATTATAGAAAAAACAAATGCAAGACAGCAAAAAGAAGTGGAGGGACTTAAAAAGTTCTTTGCGGATTCGTATGTACTGACTGCTGAAGAAGAAAATAAGCGGATGGAACAAATGAATCAACATTACGAACAAGAAAAGTTAAAAACACAAGAAAAAGAAAATAAAATCAAAGAAATTATTCAAACTGCAGCAAATGAAAAGCGTGACTTTACTACATCTGAAAGAATTTCTTTACAGGCTTTACAAGATGAAATGGATAGGACAGCTATCCAACATATGTCTAAAAATCAAATGGAACAAAAAGTTATTTATGAGAATATGCGTGTACAAGCGAGTGAAATTACAGCTAGACAAGCAGCAGAAGTGGTTGAAAATAGTGCAAAAGCAAGAGATAAAGTGATTGAAGATGCAAAGAAAACTCGTGATGATAAAATTGCGTATGCTATACGTCTACGAGATGAGTCAGGAACACTGAATAAAGAAGAAGCGGATGCAGCTATTGCAGAAGCGAATCGTCAATATAATAGCACTGTTTCAACAGCACGAGATAAGCATAAGGAAATTGTGAGTGAAGCAAAATCCCAGGCTGGGGAACATGCAAATCAAGTGGATTGGGAAACGGGTCAGATAAAATCCAAATACCAAGTCATGAAAGATGATGTCGTTCAAAAGATGAAAGAAACTTGGTCAGGTATAACGAAATGGTGGGAAGAAACCAAAACTTCAGCCGACAACAAGGTAGAGGAAATAAAAAATACAGTTTCGAGAAAGTTTGGCGAACAAGTCCAAGCTGTAAAAGATAAGATGAATGAAGTGAAAAGCAGTATCGAAGATAAATGGAATACAGTTGAAAAATTCTTCAGCACGATAAATCTACGTTCCATTGGTAAATCCATTATAGAAGGTCTTGAAAAAGGATTGGATGATGCGACAGGTGGTTTATATAGTAAGGCGAAAAGCATTGCTGGAGAGATTAAAAAGACTATTTCTGGAGCGCTAGAAATTAACAGTCCCTCTAAAGTGATGATTCCAGTTGGTAGCGCAGTACCAGAAGGCGTTGGAGTTGGTATGGATAAAGGGAAACGTTTTGTTGTGGATGCAGCGAAAAACGTAGTCGGAACCGTTAAGAAGCAGATGGGGAATATGCCATCTGTTTTTGATTTTGGATTCCAAACTTCGCATTATAGTATCCCGCATCATGCATTGGGGGATTTCAATGAGTATACGCAACCACAATCACCTTATAACAATTCACCTACAGCAAGAACTATGTTCTCGGATAGATTAGGTAGAGAACAAGAATTGAATGTAACGGTAAATATGACCAACGTTTTAGATGGAAAAGAGCTTGCAAATGGAAGTTACACCTACACTACAAAACTTCAAGATCGTGAACAAAAAAGAAGAGCGGAATTTTAAGGGGAGGTGAACATGTTGGGGAAACTCAGTTTTACTTTTAATAAGATGAGAAAAGATTATGTTCAAATGCTAGTTGGAAGAAAGCGCCCTTCCTGGGCTCCAGTTAAAAGAAAATTAGTAAGAGTCCCTCATCGTGCAGGGGCTCTTTTTCTTCATACAGAAACGGAGGAACGTCGTATTGATGTTCCTCTTGTCGTTAAAGCGAAAAAAGATATGGCGGATTTGCAAAAGATAAAAGAAGATGTAGCGGATTGGCTATATACAGAGCAACCAGCAGAACTTATTTTTGATGATGAATTAGATAGGACTTATCTAGCATTAATTGATGGTTCTGTAGACCTGGATGAAATAGTGAATAGAGGTAGAGGTGTTATTACTTTTGTTTGTCCAATGCCATATAAATTAGGAAAACAAAATACTCATTCGTTCTCTCAAAATGGTTCTACTGAAGTAACTGCTGCTTTTGTCAATCAAGGGAATATAGAAGCGCCTGCAATTATTGAAATCGAAGCACAGAAACCAAGTACATTTTTAGATGTGTGGTTTGGTGAGTATCCATATAATCGAGATTACTTCAGAATTGGTTATCCTTTGAAAACAGAGCAATTACCTGTAGAAAGAAATCAAAGACTTATATGGGACGAAATGGCTACCACTGTAGGATGGAGTAAAGTCAGTTCAATGGAAGATGGCAACCCAGTCGGTGAAATGAAATCAGACGGTTATCAATTTTATTGTTCTAATTATGGTACAGGGTCAGGGAAAGGGTGGAATGGTGCAGCTGTTAAAAAAAATATACCTAATGGGCCCGTACAAGACTTTATTATGCAGGCTTATGTTACATGTAAAAGTAAACAAATCAATGAGATGGGCCGAGTTGAGATAGCGATATTAGATGAAAACAGTAAAGTGCTTTCGAAAATAGCTATGACTGATGTGTTTTGGCAAGCTGAACAAAACTTTGGAACAATGGTAATTGGTTATGATAATAAACTGGGAAGAAGAAGTTTAATTCACGAAAGTGGAGATTATCCGAACACTTGGAATCAATATAAAGGGCGATTGTGGATAGCTAGAACAGGAAATGTATGGGAAGCGTATATTTCGAAATTCCTCCCGGGGACGGAAAAAGATGATTCAGAACGATTTGTGCGGTGGACGGATGAAAATAACGATCACATGGAAAAAGCAGCACAAATCCAGATTAGTATGATGCAATGGCAAGATGTACCGCCAGTAGAAGCAATGACCGTTTCAGATTTGAAGTTCTGGAAAGTGAATGTAAATACTCAAAATAATCCGCCTTACATTTTTGAAACAGGAGACAAAATTATAATTGATACAGAAAAAAGTCTTGTAACCATTAACGGAAAAAAAGCCATTAATTTAAAAGATTTTTTCAGTAATTTTCCAACTGTCATACGTGGTGAAAATCGTATTGATATCATGCCACCAGACGTGAAAGCAACTGTTCGTTATAGGGAGAGATACAGATGAGAACACCAAGCGGCATTTTGCATGTTGTGGATTTTAAAACAGATCAAATCGTTGCAGCTATTCAGCCAAATGACTATTGGGATGACAAAAGGCATTGGGAACTGAAAAACAATGTGGATATGTTGGATTTTACTGTTTTTGATGGAACAACTCATTCGGCTACGTTACAACAACAAAATCTTGTTCTAAAAGAAGTTCGTGATGGAAGAATTGTACCATATGTCATTACAGAAACAGAGAAGAATTCAGACAAACGATCCATTACAACATATGCGTCAGGAGCTTGGATTCAAATTGCTAAATCAGGCATTATAAAACCGCAACGAATAGAAGGAAAAACGGTAAACGAATGTATTGATATGGCCCTAGTAGGCATGAAATGGAAACGTGGAAAAACAGATTATACAGGATTCCATACGATGACCATTGATGAATTTATGGATCCCCTAACATTTTTAAAGAAAATAGCTTCTTTATTCAAATTAGAAATTCAGTACCGTGTTGAGGTTCAAGGATCACAAATAATTGGATGGTATGTTGATATGATTCAAAGGCGTGGCCGAGACACTGGTAAAGAAATAGAGTTAGGTAAAGATTTGATAGGTGTTACACGTATGGAACATTCAAGAGATATTTGTACAGCATTAGTTGGATTTGTGAAAGGTGAAGGCGACAATGTAATTACCATCGAAAGTATCAACAGGGGACTTCCGTATATTGTCGATAATGATGCATTTCAACGATGGAATGAACATGGTAAGCATAAGTTTGGTTTTTATACGCCAGAAACAGAAGAGTTACATATGACGCCACAACGTTTAATGACGTTAATGGAAATAGAATTAAAAAAGCGTGTCAATTCTTCCGTTTCGTATGAAGTAGAGGCACAATCGATTGGACGTATTTTCGGACTAGCACATGAACTCATTAACGAGGGCGATACGATCCGAATTAAAGATACGGGCTTCACACCTAAGTTATACCTGGAAGCACGTGTAATTGCCGGTGATGAATCTTTGACGGATCCTACACAAGATAAATATGTGTTTGGTGATTATCGTGAAATGACTGATCCGAACGAAGAATTACGAAAAATTTATAATCGAATTCTTAGTAAATTCGGCGAGAAACAAGAAATGCTGGATCAGCTAGATAAATTGGTGAAAGAAGCGAATGAAACAGCAAGTAGCGCTAAGAAAGAATCAGAAGCAGCGAAAACACTTGCCGAAAAGGTACAAGAGAACATTAAAAATAATACTGTTGAAATCATAGAAGCTAAGAATCCACCAACAACAGGGCTTAAACCTAATAAAACGCTATGGCGTGATATGAGTAATGGAAAGCCCGGCATTTTAAAAATATGGACAGGTACAGCTTGGGAATCGGTTGTACCAGATGTTGAATCAGTTAAGAAAGCAACACTTGAGCAGGTTAATAAAGATATTGAGGCCACAAAAGCAGAATTAAACCAAAAGGTCCAAGAAGCACAGAATCAAGCTACAGGACAATTCAATAAAGTACAGGAAGGTTTACAAGGTGTCAGTCGTACAATTTCTAATATCGAAAATAAACAAGGTGAAATCGATAAGAAAGTAACTCAGTTTGAACAGGATTCTAATGGTTTTAAAACTTCTATTGAATCGTTAACAAAAAAAGATACCGAAATCAGTAACAAATTAAATACAGTCGAACAAACTGTAGAAGGTACAAAAACGACGATAACTGATATACAATCCGATACAAACGGATTAAAGAAAACAACAACCGAAATTAAAGAGCAAGCTGGGAAGACAAGTGAAAAATTAGAGAGTGTTGGGAAAAAGTTTGATGATATGAAGTTTAGTGGACGTAACCTTCTTTTAAATACAGGTGGCATACTTAAATCTGACACTGGAACGAACATTTCAAATACTGATTCAAAATCTTTTAAATTTGCTCCCGATACTTTCGAAATGATTAGAGGTCAAGAAGTTGCTCTTTCTATTACGGCTAGAACACAAGCTTTTTCGAAGGGAACACCTAGCCCTTGGATTGGTATGGAATTATCAGTGACATATGAAGATAATGAGCAAGTTTGGCTACCTATTCGTATAGAAGACAAAGTTGCTACCTCTCAAGGTTGGGTTCGTTATACTGCTGTTGTTACCATAAAAAATAAAGCAATTAAAACTGGCTATCTAAATAGTTTAATTCGAAATGTAAAAGGTATGGTTGAACTTAAAGAATGGCAAATTGAAATTGGAAATAAAGCAGCTGAATATAGACCCGCGGCAGAAGATCAAGTAACAACCGATGAATTCACCAAGAAAACCACTGAAATTACAAAAAGTGTAGATGGTATCAAAGAAACAATAACAAAAGTAGAAAACAATCAAAGTGGATTTGATAAGCGTGTTGCTACTGTAGAAAAAGATGCAACTACTATTAAACAAAATGTCTCTTTCATACAAAATACGCAGACAGAACAAGGAAGACAATTACAAGAGGCGAAAGCTGGATGGGAAAATACTGCGAAAGCACTTGAAGGTAAAGTTGAGCTGAAACAAGTAGAGAATTATATTGCTGGGTTTAAAATCCCTGAGTTGAAGCAAACAGTTGATAAAAATAAACAAGACTTGTTGGGCGAATTAGCTAACAAGCTGGCAACTGAACAATTTAACCAGAAGATGACTTTAATCGATAACCGTTTCACTATCAATGAACAGGGTATCAATGCAGCAGCAAAAAAGACAGAAGTATATACAATAGAGCAAGCAAATGGGCAATTTGCAAAAGATTCTTACGTAAGAGATATGGAAACCCGTCTTCAGTTAACTGAAAAGGGCGTTAGTATATCCGTAAAAGAAAATGATGTAATTGCAGCATTCAATATGAGTAAAGAAAACATTACGTTGAATGCGAACAGAATTAACTTAAAAGGTTTTATTACAGCGAGTCATATTAAAGGACAAGTGTTAGAAGGAGTAACACTTAAAACGAGTGGAAATAGATTTGTTGAAATAAATAAGCAAGACATGAAGATTTTCGATTCGGATAAGCCACGTGGCTATCTAGGATTTATGGAAACAAATGATGGAAGTATTCAACCTTCACTCGTCCTTGGTTCGGACAATATTAAATACAGGGGTACAGGATCGTTTTATATTTATCAAGTCATGCCAAGAATGAATGGAGTCGATCAACCTTCTAAAGCGTATGCAAAATTTGGGGTTTCTAAAGGAGAAAATGCAGAAGGGACTAATATTTGGTCAAATTATATTCAAATGCAAAATGACGGTGGACATCTGAGCGTTTATTCAGATGGGCAATTTCGTTTTAAAAACTTGAATGATATTATTTTTGAATCTGAAGGATGGGCTCCAGGATATGGTCACTTCTTTGTAACTACAACTGAACCACATTCTTTTACAAATAACTGGGGGCAGTTTACTTTCAGAAGAAAAGGTAGTGACTATGAAATACATTTCGTAAACGGCGCCACCGATCATGATTTAATCATGGGTAATGCAATGATAAGATCCAGTTTTGTACAAGGTTATAACAACGGCTTACAGATTAAAGATATGATGGGCAAAGGATGGAAGGATATAGAGTTAAGAACCCTACGAGCACAAGAAAATATAAATGCCAATGGCCAAATGTGGGCAAAAGCATTTAATCCTACATCAGCTAGGAATATGAAAGAAAATATAAAAGATATTCCTTTCTCGGCTCTTGATAAAATCATGAGTTTAGCTATCAAACAGTACAACTTCAAGGATGACATGTATGATTTGTATCAAATGCGTGTGAACAAACCAGAGGAACAAACAGAACCATATACAACAAAAGAAATTGAAACATATTTTGGTATGATTGCAGATGATACGGACGGTATATTTACAGATAAAGAGAAACGAGCCATTAATTTATATAATACTGTTTCTATTCTTATTGTAGCCTTCCAACAGCAATATCAAGCATGTAACGAAGCGTTAACTACTGTTAAAGGTGAGAATAAACAACTAAAAGAGCAAGTTGCGACCCTAGCAAACGATGTGTCCACATTAAAAGATGTAGTTCGAAATTTAATAAGTGAGAAACCGAAGCAGTCATAAGCTGTTTTTATTTGGCGCAACATACGGCCTTGAGAACAAAAGGGAGACAACCATGTCTCTCTTTTTTGATATAGATGAGAAGCATTGATAGAAGGAGGGAAAACGGATGACAATCGAACTTGGTGTGCTGATTGCGTTATTATCACTCGCCATCAGCTATTTTGGCTACGCCCTGAATAAATCTAAATCCATCAAAGCAGATGGACAACAAAGTGCAGAGGTCAAAGCAGAACTGGGTTATATTCGAAAGGGTGTGGATGATATCCGGATTGATTTAAAGGCAAGTGAAAAACAAATGGTAGCACTTGGAGAACGAGTCACGAGGGTAGAGGAAAGTACCAAACAAGCGCATAAACGCTTGGATACAATCGAAAAGGAGACGGATTAGACATGAAAAAAGAAAACATGCAAAAGCGATTACGTAACTGGAAAACATGGGTGGCACTTGCCTCCCTTCTGGGATTTATTTGTGCGAAGGCTGGATTACTAGAAACGAAGAGTTTTATCGATGAAGTGTTACCGTATCTTTTCGCACTTGGTGTCGCTTTAGGAATCTGGAGTGACCACGAAGGAACAGTACAAACAGACAAATAAAAAACAAAGAGAACGCATCGCCAATCGGTGGTGCGTTTTTCTATGGGAGGAGAAATAAACATGAAACGATTACTGGGGATAGTTACAACATTATGTATCCTATTTTCGCTTTCTACAAGTGTTTTCGCAGACAGAGTCCTTCTGATACCGGATGTACCGAAAACGCCATACAGGGGCGGTGTAGGGGCATATGAAGGAGTGGTTGCCCACAGTACGGCAACACCTGAAGCGCCAGCTATTAACATTCAACGTTATGAGACTCGCACATGGAGAAATGCATTCGTTCATTACGCAGTGGATTGGAATGAAACGATTCAGATTGCGGATACAAAATACATTGCGTACGGTGCAGGACCAGGAGCCAATAAACGATTTGTTCATGTGGAATTGTGCGAGACGGCTGATTACAGCAAGTTTAAGCGTAGTTATGAAAAGTATGTGAGATTACTGGCCAGAATCTTAAAAGATAACAATCTATCTGTAGATAAAGGATTATGGACGCATAATGATGTGAGAAAGTACCTGGGCGGTACAGATCATGAAGATCCAATTGATTATTTACGTAGCCATGGTGTTTCAGAAGTTCAATTTAGAAGTGATGTGCAGCAGGCATATAATAACTCTAGTGTGGATGTTTCTGTTCCGTCTAAACCAGAAGAAGTACCAACAGCAGTAACAGATAGTATCGCTTATATTGAAGGTTACAACGTGAATTTACGTAAAGGACCAGGAACAAATTATGGTGTGATTCGTCAGTTAAATAAACCGGAAGCGTATCAAGTGTGGGGAGAGAAAGGTGGATGGCTAAACCTTGGCGGTGACCAATGGGTGAAATATAATCCAGCGTACATCAGGTTTGAAAAGCAAGAATCAATAAATCCGATTGTAGGGAAACGTGTGGTTTCAAAAGTAGATAACCTTCGCTTTTATGATACACCGTCATGGCAGGATAGCGCTGTAGCGGGTACAGTGGATAGTGGCGAAGGATTTACAATCGATGAGAAAGTAAGTGTGAATGGCTTCACGCAATTTAAAGTGCACAATTCGAAGGGGCGCACATACTATATGACATCAAACGAAGCCTATGTGTATGTGAAATAGGGAAGAAAGAAAAAGGAGGTTTTCGCCTCCTTTTTAAAAAAAATGAAACATGGCTGCTGGTACATCCTCTTTCATAATCCACTCTAATATATCAGGTAGTAGCATGATGATGACACCAAAAATAACTCCGAAACCTAATCCTAATAGTAGTGAAGTTTTCAAGTAATATCCGATAAATAACCAAATACAAGCTAATAGGAGCAATAAAAGTGCAATGGATAGTTTGAAAATCAATTTTTTCTCCCCCCAATACAGGATAATTTATATTTAATTATAATGATTGAAGAAGATGAAGTGAATTGAAAATTGAATAACAAAGAATTGGAAGATGCAACGAAGTTTGGTGAGGGAAATAAACATGGTACATATAAAATTCTTGAATAGTAGCAAGATATAAAGGATTAAATAGAAAAAAAGCAAGTCCTTTTTGATGTAAGGATACTTGCTTTTTCATAGGATGATTGTCATACGAATAGAACGTGTTGATTTATTCTATGTAAGGTCCACATAGAAATATGTTATAAAATAAAAAGGTTCTTCGATTTGAAGAACCCAGTTTGTAGAACAGTATAAGATATATTATCTCCGTATTTGTGTTCTATATTATTTTTATGCGGGGCCAAGGAAGAATATGATAATGAAAAACAGAGTACACTTGGCCAAGGTATACTCTGTTTCAGTGGTTGCTCTTGAACCACTTTATATATATGCAGAAAATTATGTTGTATAACTTAAAAAATAGAAAAGGTAATCTAGGGTGGTGAGTCTGGACTGCCTTTTCGTATAGAAAGAATCGTGTATAACATAACAGGAGCAGTTTAATATATGTAAAGATTTTTGAAAATATGTTTAAAATATGAGAGTCGCCTTCCCCAGCTGAAGGCGACTCCCACGTGGTGATGCTCTAGATGTCATTTACAGTATATCCAATATAAGCGAAGAATAGAACTTTTTATTGACTGATAATTTTATATGAACTATATTTTATATAGGTTCTCTAATCTATTGCACAACGAAGAATCCGTCTCCTATTGGAGGGGGATTTTTTATTTGTGTACTTTAGAAATAACGAGACTGTTTTTATACATCTTATCTACTTGTTCTTTGTCATATCCATACAATAGCGTTTCTTTATCATTTACAAATAAACAAGTCCCCATGTTAAACCCACGGTAGCCAGCCATAATTTTAGGAAGTTTAGGAATATAACCTATAGCCTCAATATCCATGAGAACAAATTTAACTGCATTTGCTTTTTTATTCTGTTGGATATTTTTCAGTAGATGACTCATAAATGAAAAAATCTGATTCCTCATAAAAGGTACAAAACCCTCTTTTTGTTGATCTCTTTCGGTATATGTAAAATAAACAATCATTTTTTGTTTCAACAGCTGTAGTAAGTCTTCTTTAGAGTTTGAATGTATTTCTGTATAGGGTAGTAGTAGGGTTTCATATCCTTGTGCATATTTTTGAGAAGAAGTTTTTTGATATAGGATGCCCTTATAGTCTAATATAAACAAGGATTCATTTTGATGTTCCACAATAAATTTTGTGACCTCAGACAGTCCATTTCCTGGATGATAGTATCCTTCAACGATATGATTTAGTGTTTTGAATGGTGGTTTTTGCAATGTATTCACCCCTCTTACTTCTTTTTCTTTACTGAACCTATATCTTCGGTTTCTTCAATCCAAATGTCTTCTAATCGCATTTCTAACACTCGAGCAATTCGATATGCAACAGGTAGTGTCGGCAATCCGCCTTTAAGTAAATTTGTCATTGCAGAATTACTAATTTTTGCTTGTTTTGCAACATGGGTATATTTGATTCCTTTTGTATCTAGTATTTGCTTCAATTCACTTCGCATAAATACCACATCCAGTTATAAATTTTAGATTGTCTTTATTAATATTTTTATATGGACAGGCAATAATCCTTCTTCTAGTTCATATACCTAAATTACTTCTATTTGAAATTCCACGTAGAATTCTTCGTGGAATTCCAAATGGCATGATAGCTATCAAGATGGGAGAGGGTTTATATGCGTTCTCAGTATAGTTACCTCAATGTAACTCAATATTTATATTCATCAAATGAATTGCGTCACATGTATAACCACGCTAAATCGAGAGCAGAAACAGAATCCATTCTCAAACACATGAAAAATCATGAAGTATTTGATAACAAAGAGTACAAAGGATATTTCAATTTATCTCAAATTGTAGAAGAAGATTTGTACGGTGAGGAAGAAGATATCCTTGACTGGCAAGACTTAATGGAACGGTATGAAATTGTGGCTACCAAATCAGGAGTTACATTTCGGGAGAAAAATGAGGAGGACTACGAATGACACTTGCAGGAGAAGCAATCGTTATTTGGACAGCAACAGGTTTGTCTGTAATTGCCATGAAGGCAGCAGAAAAAATGGGGAGAAGTGTTCCTCATTGGCTTCCAGGTATGACCCTGTACATCACACTTACAGGCTCGTTTTTATATCTTCTACGTTCTGTTCTCGTTATGTTTCTATGGTAGAAGGCGATATGGAAGAGTAGGACAATAGGCAACATAAGGGAAAAGGCTTGTTCTGTTCTCTTCCAACAAAGTGCAATGATATCCTTATAGGATATCTGGAGGAGAGATGTTTATGTTGGAATTATTATTGGTCCCGACGACAGCTTTAACTATTGCATTTGTAAGTGATAGGTTAAAAAAGAAAATGGATGATAAAAAGAAGATACAAGTGTTTTTCGAGGTGGCGGGTATTGCAATTAGAAAAAGTGACCAACTACACTATCCGAAATTTAAGAATAAAATTCTTGATGATCGAAGTACAACATACGTGTATGAATTGCCTGTTGGTATGCCGAGTAAAATTATTCGCAAGGTTGAAGATGTTGTGAGTGAAGGGCTAAATAAACCTGTTCGAATTCAGTATGACAATTATAAATTGAACATTCGTGTATTTCATCAAGAAATACCAAAGAAGTGGGAATGGTCAGCAAATTTAATTCAAGTTGGAAAATGGCTTGTGCCAATGGGGCAAAGTTTAGAACAATTGATGTATCACGATTTTGATAAAACACCACATATGACATTAGGTGGTTTAACACGTATGGGAAAGACTGTGTTCCTAAAGAATGTGATGACGTCTCTTATTACTGCACAAGCAGATGACACGCATTTGTTTATTATTGATTTAAAGGGAGGATTAGAATTCGGACCTTATCAAAACATAAAACAAGTAGAATTTATTGCAGAAAAGCCAATGGAAGCTTTTCAGGTGCTGAGTACTATTCTGAAAAAAATGGAAGAAAAAATGCTTTTTATGAAAGAACACCATTATGCTAATGTGGTAGAAACAAATATAAGAGAACGCTATTTTATTATCGTGGATGAAGGTGCAGAACTTTGTCCAGATAAAAGCATGAGTAGAGAACGACAAAAATTACTGGGAGCTTGTCAGCAAATGCTTTCTTACATAGCAAGAATTGGTGGCGCTCTTGGCTTTCGTTTAATTTTTTGTACACAATATCCAACGGGGGACACGTTACCACGTCAAGTGAAACAAAACAGTGATGCGAAATTAGGCTTTCGTTTACCAACTCAAACCGCTTCGCAAGTAGTAATTGACGAGGCAGGTCTAGAAGCAATTGAAAGTGTACCTGGACGTGCGCTGTTCAAAACAGATCGATTAACAGAGATTCAAGTCCCTTATATCTCAAATGAGCAGATGTGGGAAGTATTAAAACAATACGAGGTGAAAAAGGATGCATATACAGACACATATCAAAATGAATCGTCAGATGATGATTTTGACCTCGATTAGAAAATTAAAATTCGCTACCAGAAGACATCTAATGGCTATTCACGATATGGGAGGAATCCGGAATGCAAATCGGATTCTAAAAGATTTAAACTCATATGTGAACAGTACGGTTTATAAAAAAGAGCATGTATATTACCTCAATAAACAAGGACGTGCGCTATTCGATGATACAGAAAAGGTTGTGCCTACAATTCGATTAGCACATAGCCTCATGAGAAACGAAGCGTGGTTGTATCTGTTTTGTCCTGAAGATTGGCAGATAGAAGCTCCTATACGTTATAAAGTACATGACACGAAGCGAACGATTATTCCGGATGTAAAGTACCGTGATAGTGACGGGATTCTAAACGCAGTCGAAATAGATCGTACACAAATGATGAATGTGAACAGTGAAAAAATGAATAAGTATGGTGAATTTACTACGTATTACAAAAATAAATACAATGGCAAAGTCCCTGTAGTTCACTTTTTTACATTGACAATGCATAGGCAAAAAACATTAGAACAATTTGCTGTACAGCAAGGTGTATATGTAAAGGTATATGTCGTGCCTGAATTGTAATTAATACAGCCCCATTTCATCAGCTTCTTCTTTTGATACTTTGTAATACACACCTGGCACAAGAGAGCGGTCTATTGTCTTTGTGGATGGCTCTCTTGGGCCAGTGTCTTCTAGCCAATTGTAAAAAATGAATGATGATTCTTGGTTATGTACATCAGAAGAGGCTGTATGCGCTTTTTTAGGTGCTGTAGATAATTTGATATTATCTGAATACACACGAGAGAATAGGGCCTGTACACTGTCTGTAAGAGTACCATTCCTTTTTAAGAATCTATCAATTTTCCCTAGTGCATTGAATGCAAGGTGAAATAGATTTTTATCACAATTGCTACCCACACGTAATCCGATAATCGATGCGTTAGTTTTTAGAATAGGATGGTACGTTCCGGCTTTGATTGTGTGGTATATCATTTCTTGGTATTCATTTACAAAATATGTATGGATTCTTTCGAATTCTTTTTCGAAATCGTTTTGCAATTCTTTTAGCTCAATTTCAATGGATTTCATTAAGGATACGTTATCATTATTTTTTTCTTGTTTTAAAGAATTAAAAGAGTTAATAGAGTTAGTATAGTTAGAACTCGTTTTTTCGTCTTTCAGGCTTACAGCCTCAATGGTTTCAGAGTTTTTATGTTCGGCAACTTGCTCGGCATTTTGTTCGGCAATTTGGTTGGCATCTATGTAAAATACTTCTGTCATAATTGTTGTGAAATTAGGGTGCGTTTTTAATACAAATACATATTTATTCTTACCATCTGCTAATCCAGCGACTAGGATTTCACCTGTTTGTTTTAATGCACGAACAGTATCGGTCACAGTTCTTACAGAACAGTCAGCCTTATCTGCTAGTGTTTCAGCAGAAATCTTGCATATGCCATTTCCTGAGAGCATGTAAATAATATGATCCATTACAACTTTCCGCTTAGAGCGAGAAGGAAATAGACATTCAAAACTTTGATTCGCATCATCGACACGTTTTCTCATAGCAGCTATAATTTCATATTTCTTTTGCGTGCTTAATCGATTTTGTTGTATATATTTTTGAACATCTGCATTATAGGCAGTCAATTTTTTCAT